CCAGCACCAAGAAACAAAAGTACCATTTGTTTCGTTACCGTCACTATTATTTGAACTGCCAGCCGACCATGTAAAACCATCTGAAGTAAATGCACTTATATACCCATACTGATTATTAGTTGCTTCTGCTGAAGTATCGTTTGAGAATAGTGTCTTGCCCACACCTCTTACTTGATCAATTAATGAGTGCCAGTTTGTTCCATTTCTACGTTTTTGCCATATCCAATCGGGGCTAAAGTTCAAGCCAGTAAGAGTTCTACTAGCTGAAGTATCTGTACCTGTATAAAGCAAAGTGTCAAAATGTTTATTAGGTAGCAGTATTGTTGGGTCGGATAAGTTTGCTGAACTTAATGCTTGAAATCCTGTTGGTGGGGTATAAGTAAATCCCTGCTGACCAAAATTTACTGAAACATTATTATTATTGCCGTAATGATGCCAAGCAAAATTCCAAGTAATAGAAGTATCTATACCTGTATAAGCTGCGTTTGTTCCAGAAGCAGGGTCGCCACTAGCGAAAAATGTTCCATTTTTACCCCAATAAATTTTTCCATTATCAGCATCAAAAGCACACATCCATATATCAGATCCAGAAAGTGCAGAACCGTAACTTGCTAAAGTCCCATCATGTGATTTTCTACCATCACCAGTTAATAGTCCATAGCCAGCTTTGTTTACAGCAGATGTAGGATTTCCAACAGTTGAATCTACATTATAAGATCCTCCGTCATGCTGAATATTCATTATTGAGCCTAAAAATCCGTCATTTGTTAAAAGTTTTGCCTCCACATACCATTTTCCTCCCTTCATAGACATAGTTGAGAAGACAGGATAATGCCCAGCAGTTGCAGTAGTTGCAGTTTGTAAATTGCCATTAGCTAAAACAACATTTGAGTTTTTATCTAAGGGATTTAAAGTGCAGAAATTATTTGTAGGAGTATCTTCAACAGAATCTGTATCAGGCCAAGTTGCTACAGAAAAATTATTAGGTGTAAAGTTGTTGCTGTTACCGCTTGAATCCTTGCCAAGTGTTGTTGCAGTCGTTCCAGAATTGTCTGCAAATTTTAGATAGAAAGTATTATTTCCATTATCAGTAAAACCATTTATTAAAACTTCTCCATCAACAATTACTTGAGCTATACCATTATTTGAAGTGTTTTTTGACTGCATCCTTAAGGACGTCATCGTGCCAGTAAAATCAATATTAAAAGCCGAATTGTGAGTTCCTAGTTGTGTTCCATCTATAATAGTGGTTGTTTTTTCCGCGCCATTTACATAAATATCTGTATAAGTATTAAATGCAGAATTAGAGGTCGCATTTGCATAACCTTGAAATTGTAATGAACTACTAACTGCTACTCCACCACTAGGAAAAGTAATTGTAAATGTACTATTTAAACCCGTAAAATGTCCATACTGAGTACCATTAGCTGGGTTTCCTTGAAAGGCATTTGCCTGAGAGGAACTCCATGTTGTTCCATCATTCAAACTACCTGTTTTTGTAAAAGTTCCTGTATATTCAATAGGATTCCATTGGCCTGTTTCTGCGTTTGTTTCGCCAAAAGATGCTGGAGTAAGAGCTTGACCATCTATGAAATAAAATTCTGCTAAATATCCATCAAAATATTCAGTCCCATTTGCTCCTCTTCTACCAACAGATTGTAATGAATTATTATTAAACCACCAACTCTCACCAAAATTACTATAGGTTTCTGTACTAAAAGATGTTTCTTGTTGTCCATTTATATAAATTTTAACTCTATTAGAACCTGTTCCTTGAACCATATTTACAGAAACAAGAATATGTATCCAAGACGAGGGATCTCTGAAAACTCTAGAAGTAATTAAATTTGTAGTAGTACTACCAAATGGAGAATTAAAAACTTGTAACTTGTTATCTGATGTAAATTTAATAGCAGATTGATTAGATGTACTAGACCCGTTATAAGCTGATAAAATTCTTTGTTCACCGCCAAGAGTTGATCTTTTACACCAAAAACTACAAGTCCATACTTTTCTATTTTTAGCAGTACTAGGTGTTTTATTAAGATAAGCACTATCGTTATCATTAAACCTCAAACTACGATCTACCGTGAAAGCAGTATCAGCAGCCCCAGAAGCTCCTATTCTTATAGCATCATAAAACCCCATTACTTAACGTCCAAAGAAACTGCACAATGTATAACATTACTGGACAGAATAATGTAGTCAATCCGATCTGTCAGCCCTGCCCCCGTGGTTAGGGTGGGTGCTGTCCCTCCTACAAATTTAAATGCACTATTAAATGATGCTGTCCTAGACCCTGTTCCATCTTGTGTAATAAATATCGAACCTGCCTGGCCCACGACTTGATTACTTGGTGCTGCAAAGGTTCTGTTACCTCCAAGCGTTACTGAATGATGACAGGCTGTTGCCATATCAATAGTAATTGTTGATCCATCAGAAAGGG